TTATCAACTGATACTCTCGCATTACAATTTACCATGGAACAAGATTCTGCTTCAATTGATGCCCTATTCTTAGAGAATGAGATTGGTAGAATTGTACATGAAAATGCTGAAGATACAGGTGGTGATGAGATAGTCGCACTTGAAACAAGTGATATGACAACATCTGCTGGTGTTCTTCTTTCAGAGACCGGAGAGTTCTTATTACAGGAAGGATATATATTAGGTGATGGAAGCACAGCTGATGATGGTAATATAGATACCTCGGCACAGAATGAGTTGTTTGATGTTGCTGATAATACTGTGTTAGACTTCTCAGAAAGAAATCCATTTGGTGACGTAGGGAGTAGTTCATAATGTTAGGGCAACAATTTTATCATGAAACGATACGAAAGATAATCGTAGCGTTTGGAACGACATTTAATAATATTCAATTGGTTCGTAAAGATGGCTCTGGCAATATTGTCCAATCTATGAAGGTTCCTCTTGCTTATGGTCCAAGAGAAAAGTTTTTGGTTCGTCTTAGGTCTGATGCTGATCTGTCAAGTAAGGTAGCTGTAACTTTACCACGAATTGGTTTTGAAATTCAAAACCTTTCCTATGATTCTACCAGAAAATTAAACCGAGTACAAAAGTTTAAGAAAGTCAATACAGGAAATAAAACAAGGTCTCTTGATACCCAGTTTATGCCAGTGCCTTACAACTTGGATGTTGTGTTATATATTCTGGCAAAGCAATCAGATGATGCACTACAAATTGTAGAACAAATTCTTCCTTACTTTCAACCAGACTATACTATCACTGTTAACGATATGGCAGACATGGGTATCAAAAGAGATATTCCAATTATCTTAAATGGTATAACTTATGAGGATAGTTACGAAGGAGATTTTGAACAAAGAAGAGCATTGATATATACAATGAACTTTACATGCAAATTCTATCTGTATGGTCCTGTTACTTCCAGCAATATCATTAGAACTGTTCAAGCTGATCAGTTTGCTGATTTACCAGATAAATCACCAAAAAGAGAACAAAGACTTACAGTTACACCAGACCCAGTTAGTGCTGATGCAGATGATGATTTTGGATTCAATGAAGTATCATCATTCTTTACGGATGCAAAAACCTATAACCCAGTGACAGGCGAAGATGAGTAATACAATTGATAAAGCATTAGGTATAGTAGAAGAAATTTCAACTGACAATAAAAAACAAGAAGTGATGCCGCTATCCCAAGAAGATTGGGGTGACGCTAATACTGATCATGTGGAGAGAGATTATGAATACCAGCGACAAAACTTTTACAATTTGGTCGAAAGAGGAACGGATGCAGTGGAAGGAATACTGGAACTCGCCAAAGAATCGGACCATCCACGAGCATATGAAGTTGCCGGAAACCTTATTAAACAGGTTGCAGAGGTTACTGAAAAACTTGGTGACTTACAAGAGAAAATGAGAAGACTAAAAGAGGTGCCTAACAACGCACCGAAGAGCGTGACAAATGCACTCTTTATTGGGAGTACTGCTGAATTGCAGAAGATGTTAAAGGAGAAGTGATAAGTGTTTTATAATGATTGGTTGATGTATGATTTATCAACTACAGAGATGCTGATAAAAGATTATCCCTATAAAGATTATAACCCAACAACTTACCAAGATGCACTAATTAGACAATGCAAAGCTATTGCTGAAAATTTTAAACCAGCAATATTTGTTTCTGGTGGTGTCGATTCTCATGCGGCAGCATTAGGATTTAAATGGGCAGATGTTGGTGCAGACTTTGTTCATATAAGAAATTCATTTAACGGACATATATGTGAAGTTGAGTGGGAGTTTACAAAAGCATTTGCAAAAAAACATGACATTGATTTAAAAGTAATTGATATGAATTACACGCAAGATAGTCTAAGAGATTTTATGATAGAATCTGAATATTTTGAAGATGGTAAAGGTTCTGGTTCTGTGTTTACAAGTGCCGGAATGAACAAGTATATGGAAAAATATGATGGACATCCTGTAGGCACAGATGGTCATTTTAGATTTGAAAATGAAGGTAATATTCATAGAGGAGTATTTAAGAAGCCAGGTCTTGTTTTTGGGACGCAACATCATGTAGCTGCACACACAGGTCACGAATATGATAATTGGGGATCGCCAATTATCCTAATGCCCTACTATGCTCCATACTTATTTCAATATTTTGAATTTAAACATAGAACAACCCCAGAACTTAAAATATTAAATAATATGGAAAGTAAAATTTTGATATATCATGAACTTGGAATACAGCTTAGACCAAAGCTTTCTAATTATGAATTTTTAGATATGGATAATGACTATCGTTCTTTATCAGTGGTAGACTTATCCAATGATCACAGTGAATTTGCAAGGTATGAACGTGGTCCAAATGTTATTGTGAAAGCAATGGGATTTGAAGGAGAGGAAGCTGAAGAATTAGTCTCCCTAAAAATGAAAAAACAAAAAGGTGAGGGCGAAACTCGACGTGTTGTATTATATGAATTTGAGGATTTAGAAACGGATAAATATTTAAACATATCAGGAGATAATCATGGCATGGAAAAAAGTTTTGGTTCGCACAATACCAGATGCTGATACTGATTTTGAAAAAATGAGTAGTGAAGTATTAAGTTATATGGAAGAAAACTATGTTGACACTGGAAAAAGAACATCATTTTCTGTGTCTCCAAGTGATGATGGTTTAGTATTAACATACACTTCTATATTCAGAGATGAAGCATCTAAAAATGAATTTCTAGCAGATTCAACTATTGCAGCTGAATCTACTAGAAGAAATACTATAAACGCATCCAACGGCATTACCAAAGAAATCACAGTAGATGAAGAGGTATAATGGCTGATCAAAATCAATATCTGGGCAACCCTAATCTCAAAAAAGCAAATACTGCTGTTGAGTTCACAAAAGATGATATCAAAGAATATCATAAGTGTGCTGAAGACCCTCTTCATTTCATTCAAAACTATGTCCGAATAGTTTCGTTGGATGAAGGACTTGTGCCTTTTGATATGTACGATTTTCAAAAAGGTATGGTTGAAACCATGCATGACAAGAGATTTTCTATTTTTAAATTGCCCAGACAATCTGGTAAATCTACTACTATTATTAGTTACCTATTACATTATGCATTGTTTAATCCAAATGTAAATGTAGCTGTTCTTGCCAATAAGTCATCAACTGCTAGAGATATTCTAAGTAGACTACAACTTGCATATGAGAATCTTCCTAAGTGGATGCAACAAGGTGTTGTTGCATGGAACAAAGGTAATATAGAACTAGAGAACGGTAGTAAAATTATAGCAGCTGCCACTTCTTCAAGTGCTATTCGTGGTGGTTCATATAACATTATTTTCTTGGATGAGTTTGCTTTCGTTCCTTCCAATGTTGCAGAACAATTCTTTGCATCTGTTTATCCTACAATTACCTCTGGTCAAAATACAAAAGTTATTATTGTTTCTACTCCACACGGTATGAATATGTTCTATAAGATATGGGTTGATGCCGAAGAAAAAAGAAATGATTACACTCCCACAGAAGTTCATTGGAGTGAAGTTCCCGGCAGAGATGAAGTTTGGAAAGAAGAAACAATACGAAACACATCCCAATCACAATTCAATTCAGAGTTTGAATGTGAGTTTCTAGGGTCTATTGATACTTTGATTAGTTCTATGAAACTAAAACAACTCACATATAGAACGCCCATTCATTCAAATGTTGGAATAGATATTCATGTTCGACCAGAAGAAAATCACACATATATGCTAACGGCTGATGTTTCCAGAGGGACAGCAAATGATTATTCTGCATTTATAGTATTCGATGTTACAGAGATACCGTATAAGCTTGTTGCAAAGTTTAGAGATAATGAAATTAAACCACTACTGTTTCCTACCAAGATTCATGAAGTTGCAAAGGCATATAACAACGCATATGTAATGATTGAGGTAAATGACATAGGCGAACAGGTCGCAAATACTTTACAGTTTGATTTGGAGTATGACAACCTAGTTATGGCTTCTATGCGTGGCAGAGCGGGACAAGTGCTTGGAGCGGGCTTCTCAGGGGGTCGAGCGCAATTGGGGGTAAGAACAACTAAAGCTGTGAAGAAGATTGGATGTTCAAATCTCAAACAATTGATTGAGGATAACAAACTTATTGTCGAAGATTATGATTGTGTCAATGAGTTGTCCACCTTTATTATTAAAGGTTCATCGTATACTGCTGACGATGGATGCAATGATGATTTGGTTGCCTGTATGTTTATATTTGGTTGGGCTACAGATCAAACATACTTTAAAGAATTGACAGATAATGATATACGAATGACTATGATGGAAGAACAGCAAGATATGCTAGAGCAAGATATGGCCCCATTTGGATTTATAGTAAATGGTATTGATGATCCTCTTGCTCTTGATGATGAAGTTGATGAGTATGGAACTAGATGGACCACTGTTGTCAGGGATTATAATACAAATTGGTAACTATATAAATTCTATCAAATCGTTATCAACTTTTATAAAACAATTTGAACACAGAATTATTGATTTACTTATTAAATGAAATATTTCTTTTCTGCTTTCATTATTAGTCCCAACTCGTTTTGTTAGTTTACGAATTTGTGAATCGTGTGGATGAAACTTTAGACAAATTGTTTCACTTTCACCACAATGCATACACGATTGTTCTGCCAAAAAATCATTTAATAGAACAATTCTCTTTCGATAGTTTCTACGAGCAACCTTTTTGATTGTCTCTTTGTATTTTTCATAGTGTTCGTTCATAATATTATTTATAAGTTATAACACATATAAAATGAGGTTTTAAGAAATCAGATATTATAAATATTCTGAAATAACATAGACTTCAGTTTCTTTCGTTTTGAAGTCTGATATAGGAGTAAAGACATGAGTTTCCTTGTATCTCCCGGCGTCCACGTAAGAGAAATTGATCTTACAGGTATCGTTCCAGCA